GCCCGTCGACTGCTTGAGCGTGCCGCGGGCAGCAATGCGCCGCAATAGCCAACCCCGCGATCGTCGTATCGGCAACCCACCGCGCCCCGCCGTCCCCGAGTCAATCGACGGGCGGCGGGTGCTCGGTGTGGAGCGACAGCGCGATCGGTGGGTTGCGATTGTCGAGGACGGGGGATCGGCGGTGTTCGTCGATCTCTAAACCTCGCACCACATCGGCATGGGCAACCGCCCCGAGTGATGCACTCGCCACACACCGACGCACCGACGCGATCCGGTGTAGTGCTTTGTGGCGTGCCAGTCGTCCGCGGATGCGGGCGACCCCATGCAGACCGTCAGCACTCCGTGATCGTCCTGCCACTGCGCGCGGCGCGCGTGCAAGTGACCGTGCGCGATCATGGCGTGGCGGATGTCGCAGTCCCGCGGCGCCTCGCGTCGTAGTGTCGCAGCTGCTCGCTTTGCGTCCGCGCCGTCCCCGTGATGCAGCATCAGGGGCACGCGACCGATCGCGATCACCTTGTGCGGTGTCTCGCTCGTGTCAACGGTCACTCGTGCCTCGTCGCGATACCGCTGCTCAAGCGCGAGCGCGACAGCGTGACCGAGTACCCGATCGTGATTCCCCGGCACGTGCACAGCTAGCACCGGGGCAGTCGTCGCGAGCAGGTCGATCAATCCTGCCATCAGTTCGATCGCCGCGCGTAACGCTTGCGCGGTACTGCCGACAGACTGCGCACCCTGTGCCGTGCCGCTCGTGGTTGTCTGCGAGTACGTGTCCGAGTGGAGCAGGTCCGAACCGACTGGCACAATCCACCGGTCAGGCATTTCGCCCCACGTCGATCGCACGTCGCTCGGCACTCGGGCGAGCAGTGCTCGCAGTCCGTCCACCTGCTCGCGCAGCGTGTGATCGCGATCGTGCGTCCGCTTGCCAACGTGGAGATCGGTTGTTCCCACGATGCAGTCCCACGGGCCACGGTCGCACGACTCGGGGTCGATTGACACCGCGGGAATGTCTAGTTCTGACACCGCATCCCGCAACGCGTCGTGCACCTCGCGCCACCGCTGTGCATCCTGCCGGGTGCGGTTCCAGTCCCTGCGGTCCGCGCGAACCATTGCCTCGCGCTCGCGCGCTCGCAGTGCGTCCGCGGTTAGTGCTCCGATCGTCGACCCTGCGATCTCCTCGTCCGTCCACGGCGCTCGGGTTTTCGTCAAGCACAGACTGTGCTTGACCGCAGAGAACGACGCGCGATCAATCTCAAATTCGCGGGTGATCTCTGCGATCGTCATGCCGCCCGCGGTGTATGCTCGCCACAGTCTGCGAACCCACGCACCGGGTCGCACGAGGTGCCCGCCAGCGGGTGCACATTGCACGATGTACGTGTCCTCGCTGCCGACGTACACGTACCCGTCACGCTCAACCGTGGCGCCCGTTGTGCGGACCTCGTCGTCAGCGGTCAGGTGTTGGGTGCCCGCCGAGTCCGCATCGCACGGGTCGCCATCTTCGCGAGGCGCACTCGTCGGGGACTCGGCGGGCGAACTGTCCCCACACCAGTATTGATTGAGGTGCGGGTATTCCGGGTCCGGTCTCGTGGCGATCTTGCCCGCCGCTTTGCGGTCCCGAAGTGTGCTCGTGCTGATCTCAAGTTCTGCCGCTGCATCCGCTGCGCGTAACCACATTCCGCCCCCATTTCGCGGGTTTACTCGGGACGCGATCGCAGGTCGTGCGTCGCCTCAAGTCGAACCACCCGATCGTTGAGTGTGTCGACCTTCTCGGACAGTCGATCGTGTGCCGCGTGTGTGACGTAGCTCGACACAATGTGCAGTCGCAGATCGTCGATCTTGCTGCTCACCGCTTTGAGTTGCGAGGACAGCCACCAAGCAAAACCGCCCGCAGTGCTGACCGCACCAACGGCCAGAACGATCGGGACTGTGAGTGATTCGATCGGCACGATGTCAACTCGTAAAGTGTGCCGCCGCAATGACGAGGATCGCCAACGCGACGAACGGGACAATCAAAGCCACGCACACACCTTTCCAGGCATGGGAAAACAAACGGGACCGACTGGCGTGACGACGCACAGGTGATCCGCCTTGCACGACACTTCCACGCCCCACCCGTCCACAGTGACGCCCGCGGACTGATCCGCGGTGTCAACCTGTGCCGCAATAGGGGCGCCGCAACCTGCGAGCCCGAGGCACGCGAGCACGACCGCCGCGCGCATCACTGACCCCCGGTCGGTGTACGGTCTCGCAAGTCCGGCGTCCCGTCCCCGTCCGAGTCCCGCCACAGCAGAGCAGCGATCGCGGTCAGTGACGCAAGCGCCATCTCGTGCCACGGCGCACCGCGTTCAAGCATACCCGCGAGCAGTGTCAGCAACCCCGACACCGCCGCGAGAATCAATCCGATGTTGACGTATTTCAACGCAATCGCTCCAGTGTGGGTCGGATGAATCCGATCAAGCGGGGGTCGTACACAGAATACAGCGACTCGTGCGTGTACACACCGTCACCCTCTGCACTGTCCCCGCCCGTGGTATTGCCACCGATCGTGTCGATCATGCCGCTGTCGTATACGCGCCGCACGACCTCCATGTGTCCCGGTACAGTCTCGCCTCGACGAACAGCGGGCAGGTGCTTCGGGTTGCGGACGATGCACATGAGATCGCCCGGTCGAGGCGTGCCGGTGACGCGCTCGTCCTCGGTCGCATAATGCCACGACCGCACGACACCGCCCGACGTGCGTGACGTGACGCGGTGCCCGAGGGCAAGCGCGGCAATGTGCCAGCACGCCCACCCGAAGTAGGCACACCAAGCGCCCGCCGCCTCGTCATCGCCCCCGCCGATCTCGACGATTGCATCGACCCACCGACCGCGGTTTGATCCGCGCTCGCGTACCTGCATCAGCGCGAACGACCGAGCGACGAGAACAGCAACCACACCGGGCGCGCGCTGCAACGTGTGCAGTGCTTGCGAGATCATGACAAGTAGAAGGCGGCGAATCGCTCGCAGGTCGTAGACTGCTGCGATCCGGCGTAGGCACTGGCGATCAAACCAAGTTCGGTGCCCGCGGTTGACACCGCGACCGCATCGAACGCGATCACGTCAGGCGACCGATCGACGACTACCAGCACCCCATTGTTTACGCGATCTTGATACACCTCGATCGTTGTCTCCACAGAGTTGTCGATCCCAGTGTCAAACGACGCTCCAGAGTCATAAAGCCGCCACGTCGTGTTGCCTGACGTAGTCACGAGAAATTGTCCGCGACCTCCACCCGATGATGTTCGCACACCGAACGTCGCAGACTGCACCGCCGATCCGCCCGGATCGGTAGCCTTAGCGCGCTGGATAACCATGCACATTGCATCCGTTGCTCCCCTCGTGTCCGGCGTACCTGCAACGGACTGACCTGACGCGGACCCTGAGACTACAGCGATCCGGTTCGCCTCGGTTGAGTCGAAGTCGATCGCGCCACCCGCCGCGATAGACTCGGACCATCCAGCACCGCCTGGATCGCTGGCGATGGCGTTGACGCTCGAGATCGTCGCGCCAAGCAGTGGTCGAAACCACGTGATCACGCCGCTCGTGACGTTTGCGGTGTAGAGCACCGGCGTTGTCGACGCGCCGATCACTGCATACTGTCCATCGATGACGGTGTGCGCAGCTTCGATGGCGTCAAGTCCCGCCTGTCCTGCCGTGTCAGTGATCCACGGCAGCGACGCGGATCCGTCGCGCACGATTGCCGCAGGCGGGGCAGGCGGGGCACCGAATAGCAGACCGGGGAACAGTCCCATGTCAGACCTCGCCATCGGTGAACGCGTACCACGTCACACCGCACGCGCTCGTGCCGCTGGCGGTCGTCAGTCTCACCGAGTTCGTACCGGTCGAGTCCAAGATCGTCCGCTTGTACGGTCCAAGCAGGGGCGACGAACCGCCCGCCGCGAGAACCACTCCGCTGTTCGCTGCGGACGCGGCAAGTCCGGGCTCGTTGATTGAGACAGCCACGGACCCCGCGTTGTACACGCGGCACCCGTAGTAGTCGATCCCATCGACGAGATCGCCCGAGACATCGGACGCGGCACCGCCTGTCGTGGCGGTGACAGTTTCAGCGAGGATCGGTTTCATATGTCAAGCTCCGTGTGTGTTCGACTGCTAACAGATCAGGGTTCTTCGGTCAACCAGAGTGAGACAAGTTCACCCGTGCCACCGCTGCGAGACTTCGCCCGAACGTCAGCACGATACACCGTGTCCGCTGTCTGCGACGTGGTCGCGGTTGTCGTGCTCGTGCCGGTCGTAGTGCTGGCCCGCGAGATCGTCAGCGTTTCGACGAGCGCGCCCGCGAGCGTGTACACTTTGATCTCCACGTCGATGTCGTCACCGATCAAGGTCACGCGCAGATCGGGACGCTGATCGGGCGACTTCCGCCAGATCAACCGGTACTGCGGATCGCCCGGATACAGCGTGGCGGTCGTGCTGACCAGTGGCGACGATGTCGATCCGCCGACACTTGCGAGCGCGCGCCCTTGCCTGCGATAGATCAACCGCGCGTCCACCGGCAGCGAGCGCGCCGCGTCGTCCGTAGTGCTGCCCGACCTGATCGCGATCCCCGGCGTCACCGCGTACCGCTGTTCTAGTCGTTCCCATGCCCCGGTGTATGATGTCGTCACAGTGTCACCTCGATCCGTTCCGCGATCGTGCACGCTGCAACGTACGTGTTGCCCGCGGCACCGCTGCGAGTAGTGCCGATCTCGAACAGCAGATCGTCCCCGATCGTGCTCGTGTCAGGCGACTCGATTGCGACCAGCTGGAACCGTGACAAGTCCGAGTCCCTGCCAGCGTACGACAGATCCCGCGCACCCCACACGAGCGCGTCCAGTCCGAACAGAGACAGCAACCCCGAGTCCTCGACGCTTGACCGCGGACCGTCGCTCGTCAGCACCTCGATCGCGCTCGTCGAGTGAGTCAGCGCGGACCCCGCTGTCGGCGCGTACGGTGCGATCGTCCAGTCGAATGTGAGAGTTCGATCCCCGCCTCGGCGCCCGATCATCATCCACGCCCGCCACCCGGTCACGTCCGCACGCTGCGGGATATGGCAGTATCCGAACGTCGGTGTGTCACCGTTGTCCTGACCGAACGTGACCCCGCCCGCGGCATTGATCGCACTCGGACACGCGACGTGCGGCGTGCGGTGGTAGATGCCGAGCGCGTATCGCGACAACCCGCGCACCGAGCGAGCGTATGCAGTCGCCCCGGTCTGATACAACTCCGTCACGGGTGGCGCATCAGCACCGCCTACGACCGCCCACGAGCACGCGCGCAGCGTGCACGTTGACAGCAGTGTCAGTGTTGCGGACTTGCCTGTGCTGTCGATGATGGGTCCAGCGATCGACGGAAGCGACGGCCAGCACAGCAGGCGGTTGTATTCGAACCCCGTGGACGGTCCCGCGGTGCTGATGTTGCCCACGTACACCGTCCCAAGGTCGAGTCCGTCAGTGTCGTACGCGGACAGGTCCAGCGAATAGTGCGACACACCGACAGACAGTCCCGAGTCGTAGCTAGTGAACAGAGCGTTCCCACCCTGTGCGGAAAAGTCGATCTGGTTGACTGTCACCGTCGTCGCGCTTTCGGTGCTCCTCATTCGGAACATGCACCGCCACACGTCCGCGGGATCAGGCGACGGCGCGCGCGGCGCGGTGCACGTCACTGTCACCGATGTTGACGACGCGGCGCTGACGCTGACCGTTGATCCGGTGTTGCCCTCGACCTGCAACGAAAAGTCCATTGCAGCGTTTGCGACCTGCATGATCGCGGTGAACGTGACCGAGTCCGCACCGCTCACAGCGGGGATCAGGAACGGCACACCGAACCATTCGTCCGGGTGCGTGCTCGCTGCAACCGGGGACTCGTACGTCCACGACCCGTGGATCGTCCGGTCGTCCGCTAGTCCCGCGAGATTCGCCCGAGTGCGAACCCCGAGCAGACTCGGGGCGCTCGCGTCGTCGGTGCAGATGTCGTCGTCGATCTCGGTGTATGCCATCCGCTAACCCCACGTGAACGGGTCGTCCGCGCCACTGCCCAACGTGCCCGCGATGTCGCGAGCCCACCAAGCATAGGCGCCACGATACGACGCACCGACCGCGTCCCACGGCGCGAGGATCAGCAAGTCGCCAACTGCGGGCGTCACCGACAGCCCTGACAGGCTGATCGTCGTGGCGGTGCTCGCGGTCACGGTCGCGGTGTCGCGCACCGTGCCGGTCGAGTCCAGCAATTGAAGCAGCGCGCCGACAGGGTACACCGTAGCGTCCCCGGTCGAGTCGTATTCGCTGACATCCACCGTTGCAGTCGGATCGCTCCACGCGGTGATCTCGCCAGTCGGTCCCCACGATCCGGGGTTGTACGTGCCCGCATCGACGTGCACGATCAGCGACTGCGCGTCCAGCGTGTCGCCACGCTCAACCACGAGACCCCGAGCACCTGTCACGCCGCGCGTGCCGTCAGTGTCGTATATCGTCGACAGAGTCACCGAGACCACGTCGCCCACGTCAACCGACAGTGACCGCGCCGCATTGATCTGCACCGCCACGCGTGGCAGCTGCGCGGACGCGATCGCCTGTCGCCATCGGTCCACACACTCGGGGTGCGATGCACCCCACGGTGTGCTGTCAATCTCGGCATCCTCTGCGGAACCGTTGATCTGCATTGCCACGTCAGACACCACACGGTCCGTCGCTCGCTGCCCCTCGACGAGCGCCGATCGCAGCGTGCCCGCGCTGGACTGCGACCATCCTGTGACCGCCTCGCGTCGAATGTCCGATTCTGCGATCTGCGTTGCATCACGCGACACATCGGGCCAGTCGATCACAGTCGGGCGCCCCTGTCCGTCAGGCACGAGCGACAGCGCCACAGGGTACAGCAGCGCCTCGACGACATCCCCGATCGTGCGCGCGTCGAGGTCGTGCGGCAGGTAGTACAGATCCGCCGCCTCTGTCCTGCTGCGCATCGTCGCGATCCCACTGGCGAGCGTGACCGCGTCAGCGTTCTGTACCTGCTCCGCGCACGCCCCGCGCATCGTCGAGGGACTGTCACCTTGTACGATCTCGGACAGCACCGACTTCGGTGACGACGACGAGAACACGTCCGCAAGTCGCACCGATCGCAGTTCCGCGGGACCTGTCGGCAGGTCCAGCGCGCTGACGTACTCGTCCCCGTCAAACGCTGCGCGGACCGGTGGCGATCCGATCGTCAGTGTACCCGACGACACCGCGCCCGCAGTCAATAGCGTGTAATCCGTGCCACCGACACGGACACCAAGCCACGCCCATTGAGTCGCAGCGTCATCAAGTCCCCACGCGCTCGTGTCGACCTCGACATCCGCGGACAGCCTGCCCGGTGTCAGTGCGACAGGCAACCGCAACCCGGTCGCCTCGGGGGGCGAATACGGGCGCCGCAACGCGTCACCGTATGCGGACCCGATCGTCAGGTTGATCGCGCCCGCGTCGGTGGCGAGACCTGCCACGATCCCGCGATACAGCACGGACGACCCCGCGGACGTGACGCGGTACACAGTGCACCGTCGCCCGATGACACCGGGCGGTTCGGACAGCACGACCGGACCGGGCGGTGTCCACGCGATCGGCGCTGCGGTCGTGCCGAGTTGCGCGCGCGTGACCGTCACGTCCGCGCCACTGTGCGACGTGTACGACCACACCTCGCCCGCGACGTATAGCAGATCGCCCGATGACGCACCCGAGATCGTGCCGGTCAGCGTGATCGTCGTGTCGGTCGATTGCACGGGCGCGGACAGTCGCAGCGGGACCCCGCTTGAGTCAGCCCAGAACACGAGGCGACGACGCACGATCTGCGCGGTGTCGCTCGTGTGCGTCAGTGACACGGACAACCCCGCATCACTGCCGACAGCATCAGGTGGGGACCATTGCTGCGTCAGCGTTCCGGGGATTGCGCGCAGCGTGCCAGCGTACACAGTGCCGACCCCGGCAGGCGTTGACGCTGGCGAGCTAGTCGCGAAACCGTACAACCCTGACGCGTCCCCGTATCCGTCCACCGTCAGGACGTATGTGTCCGCGTATGCGGTCACGGGGTCGCCTCGCTTGTCTCAAGCAGAGCCACGACCACATTCCATCGACGACCCCCCACGGTCTCGCGCCTCGAATACAGCGATCGATCTAGATCGCCATCCTCAACGAATCGAACGCTTCGCTCGATTCCGAGCGCGAGCACGAGTCGCAGATCGTAACCTGCCGCGGTCGTCATCAGTAAGTCGTCGAACGTGCCGAACGTGTCGAGGGCGGCACGGTTCGCCAGTGCCGCGAACCCGCTGTCCACGTATGCGGCATAATCTCGGGACATGTCGGCAGACTCGACAAACGGCCACGTGACCGACCACACTCGACGAGCAGTCCACGACAGGCGGTCCCACGTGCCGGGACTGTACGGACTCGCGGTCGTGGTCCCCGGATCGATGTACGTTGGCTCCGCGTCCGCGGCAGGCACACCGGGCACCCATGCACCGTCAAAGTTGCAGTCACTGACGACACCCGTGACGAGTGCGAACGTCAGTGTGTCCGTGCCGCTCGTGCCGCTCGTGTACAGACCGAGGCGCCGCAGTGAGTCGACCGCGCCCTTGATCGTCATGTTCGATCCGCCGCTTGCTGTGACGGTGATCGTGTACGTCGCAGGCTTGCCGATCGCGTACGTCGCTGACGCTGCGGTGATCTGACTGTGAGTCGCGAGCAGTGCCGCGAACCGACCCGCCAGCGAATCGCTCGCAGCGGCGCCGGAATTGTCCGCGCCCCATCCCCACGTCGTCGCAGCAGCGGCGGGGAATGTCAGGGTCTCGGTGACAGCGTTCGCAGTCACGTCCAGCGTGTCGCCCTCAATATCAATCGCCCACGCGATCAACGGGTAGTAACTCAACGAAGATACCCCTCGCGCTGCGCGGTCCGTACGCTGTCAGCCACGAGGCGCGCTGCCTGCCGCTGATCGCCAACGATACCGAAATTGCTTTGAATCGTGGTTGTCTGCGTGATCGTCTGTGCCGGTTCCGGGGTCGCGGTCGCGAGTCCTGACGATGCAGCACCGCCACCGCCACCGCCCGCACCGCCCGCCTGACCGGACAGCGCCGCACCGCCCGCGATCATCGCAGCGGCAGCAACCCCGAGTCCCGCCGCCTGTCCCTGCAATCCGGGGACGAACGCGAGCGCCGTAGCCTCTAGCGCGTACCGCGTGCCGCGCGCGATCAGTTCCTGACCGAGGAACCCCTTGATCGCGTCAAGCGCGGACTGTTGACCGCTGACGACCGCCGCAAAGCTGGACGACATCGCCGCGGTGAAGTCCTGCGCAGCCTCGACGCGCGCATTGTATGCAGCCTTGATCTTGTCTGCGGCGCGCTGTTGCGCCTCGATCTCTGCATCTAGCAACTTCTGTTGCCCTTGCTGCTCGATCGCGTTCTCTGCCTTGAGGCGGTCAAGTGAGCTAGTCCGCACGTCCGCGCCGAATGTGCGCAGCGTATCAGCGAGCGCGATCAGGTCCTGCATTGACGCGGTGATCTGTTCGACTTCCGCCGCGGTGCTTTCACCGGTCGACTCGACCTGTGCACGGAATACAGGGAACACGGTGGACGCGTCACGGATTGCATCCGCGATCCCACCGATTGACGAGGCGAAGTCGTCGACAGCCTGCGACCGCCTGTCAATCCTCGCAACCGTGTCCTCGACATCGCGCGCGAACCCCTCGCGCAGTGCGTCGCGCGTGTCGATTAGCTCGGATCGCATTTGCGCGGTCGAGTTACTGAACCGCCGCGCGCCCTCACCGAACGAGTCGAGGCGAACGATCACGCCCTCAAGTTCACCCGCCATCCCATCGCGACCCAGACCCACAGCGACCTGATGCGCGGTACGTAGTGCGTCCGTCAGGTCGCTGACCATGTTCGCAATCGCGAGCGATGCCGCCTCGACGGGGATCAGCAGACCGTTGGCAAGTGCGATCCCTAGTTCTGTTACCCCGAGCGCGAGTCCCTTTGTCGCGAGTTTCGCGACCTCGAACACGTCAACGAGACCATTGACGAACCGCACGCCCGCGACCGTCACGTCCAGGAACCCCGCGAACGCGTTGATCGTCAGAGACCGGATCGCGGTCTCGTTGTCTGCGACGATGCGGGACAGTTCACCGATGATCTGTTGCGTCGCCCCGAATATCAGATTCGCGTTCTCGCCACCGATCACCGCAGCGCCGATCGATTCCTGCAACCCTCGGAACTGCTCCGCGGTGCCTGCGACCTGCTCGCCCACGTCAGAGTCCGCCGCAGCGTATGCGCGGACCGACTCGGTCAGGCCATCGACGACACGCGTCAACGCTTCCTCGACCGTGCCGAGTCCAGCCACGCCCAACGCAGCACCGCCCGCCACATCCCCGATCCGCCCGAGACTCTGTCGCGTGCCCTCTGCGGCGCGCTCTAGTCTCGACATCGCGCGAACCGCGTCACGCGAGTCGGCGTCAAACTTGATCCGCGCTCCTACCGTGGTCGCCATCAGGTGCCCCCCGCCGCGCGCTCAAGCAGTTCGCGCTTGCGTTGCTCTGCCCACTGCGCAGCATCCGCAGCGCGACGGTGTGCGCCGTGACACACTCGGGCGAGATTCCACACGCGCGCCGTCACCGAGTCGGGTGACACGCTGCCGCGGTCGATGTGTGCTCCGGTCTCTACCATGTCCCAATACCACACAGGCACGTCCAGCACCGGGCACGCGGGCGGGCGCCCGTCGCGCTGATACCGTCGCGGGTCGCGCAGAGGCTTCGGACATCCTCGTTGCAATCTCGTGATGTCGTCACAGTTTGCACACACATATCCGCGGCGATTCGTCAGGACAGAGAAACCCTCGACTTTCCCAACGCGTCGTCACTCGGAAGTCGCGACGCTAACAGGTGGCGGGCAATCTCTGCGAGCACGTCGAACGGTACTTGATCGTCAAGCCACTCGCGATCGCGGTCACACAATGCGGACACGAAGTCGAGGTGTGCTCGGTGCGCCTCTGACGCGTCCGTGATACCCGCCGATCGCGACATCACGTCCAGCACCTCGGACTGACGCGGCGCGCGAAACTCAAGCGTGGCTTGACCTTCGGTGTGTGTCTCGAATGTCGCTTGAGGCATCCTATCAACTCCACGTGATGTAGACAGGATCTTGCACGGTCTCGGTCGTCCCGACCATTTCGATGTCGTACGTGCGGAACGTGTCCCCGCCTCGCTGCGGCAGTCGGACGAAACTGTCCAACCATGCCAGCGTGACCGTGTTCGATTGCCCGTCAGTATATGCCAGCGAGCGAGAATCCGTCGACCCCCCGATCGCCTCGGTCCACACCGCAAGCGACGACTCGTCGTCCGCGTCAATCGTCACACCGAGCACCGGGCCAGTTGACGATCGCGCGAGAAACGACACGTCCATTGCGCCGGTCGCGGTGGCAACGGGACGCGTCACGATCTCGACACCATAGTCCGCAGAGAACGAGGCGAGACCCGCGACAGTGCCAGCGATTCCGCTTGTGAACGTGACAGAAGGCTTGAACACGGACGGGGTCGGTTCGGTCCCATACGTCTCGTCGCCATTGCTCACCGTGGTCGCGGTGGGGGTCGTCCACTTGCCTTCGATCGTCCACGTGTGAACGATTCGCCCGCCCGCGTCCGCTTCGCTCGTCACGCTCGCGACACCGTCGTACAGAACGTACTGGTTCCCACCGATCTCGTCGATCTGCACCGTGACGTACACAAGATCCGTTGCGAACACCTGCCCACACTTGGGGGTCCAGCGGACCCGGTCCGGGGTCGTCAGCGTGTCAATGTCTCCGCTTGCTGCCCACAGTGGCGTCAGCGGACTGGACGTGGCGTCGGTCAGGTCGGTGAACCCGTAGTCCTCTGTTTGGAACGATACGCGCCACCCCTGCGAACCGAGCACCGGACCGACCACACCGCCCGCGCTGGACGACATGTCGCCACGCTCGATCAGCTGCTCACCGATCGGTTCGATCGTCGGTGCCCCAAGTACGCGCAACGACTCGTCAACACCGATCGTGATGCTTGCGGCGCTGCCCGCGCTGGACTGCGACTTGACCGTGACAACGGTTTGTCTGCTTTGAATAGGCATTTCAGTGTGCTCCGATCATAGCGGCGCCATCCGCATCCGCTGGTTTGCTGTCAATCTAATCTGCACCGCTTGGAACCACTGTCCCGACCGCTCGTCCTCGAATACGATCTCTGTGTTGATCGACTCGGGGCGGCACTCGTACACACCGACCGCCGCACCGTATGACGATGTCGGCAGGTGCAATTGAAGCGCGTAGGCAATCCCCCAACACATGATCCGGCGCGCGTCCGCGTACTCGGTCGCTGTGTCATAGTCGGACGCGGCAGCCATCAGCACGCGGGCGACAAGCGTGTGTTCGACGTACCACGCCCCGAGCGCGTCCGCGGTCCCTGCCGTGGTCGAGTCCCGTTGCGTGCTTTCGACGTACAATTGCACAAGCGGCGTGTCCTCAAGCACGACCTCGGGGATCTCGCTGCGGATGACCTGCCGCACGTCGGGGATCGTCACGCTGTGCGCGAGCTCTAGCGCGTTCAGCACTGCGGGTAACTCGGTCTCGATCACTGCTTGCGCTTGCTGCAACATGGTTGCAGCGTTCCAGTTGATCGCGACAGTCATAGACCGAGCCTCCGTCGCACAGCAGCGGACGACAGCCCGACCCGCGCGCCCTTGCCGATCTGCTCTGCCACTTCCGCCGCAGCACGCTGGACCTTGTCGCGGGTGACGTTGACGAACCGGGGTCCGAGCGCGAGCAGCGGTCGACGCGGGATGCCATAGGCACCCGCCCACAGTGGAGCACGACCGGCGCCCCGATCATGTCGCCACGCGTACGGAACATCCGTCCCCGTGGTCAGCGTGCGGCGGTCAGGTTCCCACACGGACAGCGGGTGACGCGAGGTCACGATCGACGGGTACAGCAACTCGCGCCCCGGTTGCCACCGAAGCGGCACGTTTGCAAACCGCGGATTGCTCAACAGTCGAGGCTTGATCCAACGATACGCGCGACGCTCTGCGGTGTCCTCGTACTGTGGCCACGGTGTCCCGTTGCTTCGACCCTGTGTGTGGAACATCCGCCGCCGCGACAAGTACCACTCGCGCTTGAGCGATTGCCACAGCGGGCGGAAGTCGCGCACCTCACCGATCGCGCCCTCGATTCCGTCCAGCACGTTCCCAAGATCATCACTGACGACGAGGCGAAACCCTGCCATCAGACCGACCCCGACCACGCGAGGCGCTGTCCGAGTCCCTGCACCTCGATCGCGGACTCAATCTCGTCTGCTCGCGTCACGTGCGAGGCGGGCAGGTTCGCAGCGCCATCGTTGATCGGGCGACCGTCCGCAAGCATGCGGGACACCTCGGTCGACAACCGGTCCCACGCCTCGGACGTGCGGCGCTCGTACGCGTCAGCGAGGTCCGTGCTCGTGCGGTCACGTGCAAGCAGCACGTCAGCGGCGACACCATAGATAATCCAACGGCGCGCGATCTGGTACACCTGCAACGTCGCATCCGCCGACACGGTGTCCACGTCCACGCCCATGTCGCGCAGTGCCGCGGATATCTCTGCACCTCGCTCGGTGATCATTTCACCGACGACAGTGCTGCTCGGTGAGGTGTCAGCGGTGATCGCGAGGCGATGCGCGCGCCCCGCGATGTCAGAGACAGCGACACCGAATGTCGCGATCGTCGCCATCACTCGCCCCGCAGAGCTACGATCAAAGCCTCGCGCGTCGCTGTCCGATAGGTGAGATCGTCACCATCATACAGCCTCCACAGTTCCGCGCGCGTCATGTCGTCGAGGTCCGACCCGGTGTCCTGCGTCACAGGTTCCGGGGCAGGCGTCGACGCCGAGTCACCGACCGCACACACGAGACCTCGACGGACCGCCCCATGCAGGGCGTCCCATTCGGGCAGCGTGTCGATCTCGCAGTCCCACGCGTCACCGGGACGGCGCATAACGCCCCCCGTGACGAGTACATATTGTGGATCGGTGACTCGGTATCGCATGCGATCACCCTATCAGGTCAGCAGGTCGTAGGCCAGGTACCCCGCGCCCGCGTCCGCAATGTGCACGTCGTAGTACGCGTCCGCGTACACGCGCTGTCCAGGCATCGCCTCGACGCGCTCGTTGCGCAGATCCAACGGACCGCCGCTGTCATCGTTCGGAACGATCGTCTTGAGGAACGACTTTTCGAGACCGGACCCCGGAACGGTGAACGCGATCTTGCCCGAGAAGATGTCGGTTTTCGTTCCGTTGGCTGCCTTGTACTTGCCGGTCACGTAGTTGACCGACTGCACACCGGGCAGGTAGTCACGGAAGAACGCAAGCACGTCGTCGTCCGTGGGGATCGTGTCGTTCGCAGTGCCGACGCGGTTCCGAATCTCGGTCAGCAGCTTGAGGTACCGCTTGCAATCGCGAGCGATCCACACGTCCAGCGGGGCGCCGATGTCCCATGCTTCCTCGTCGAGGAGCGCGTCCTCGACCGTGTCAAGCAGGCCGATCACGCTAAACGATGCCGACGTGATGTCACCAGAGTCCGCCGCGTTCGTATAGTTCGACGACGTGCCGAGCGCGGTGAACACGTGGTAGTAGTGAAGCGCCGCAGCACGACCGGTGAGGATGTTCGACGTGTACGACTCCACGTCGATCCCATTGTCGGTCAGCAGCTTGGCAGCCTCGCGATCGGCCAGGTCGATCTGTCCGAGTTGGTATCGCTTGCACCGATACGAGTTCGACGAGAAGTCGATCGCCAGTGGCGCGTAGTTCGTGGCGGACAGTGCCACCTCGTTCGCGATGTTCACGTCCGTCGACAGGTCGACACCGCGCCACGTTGCGTCAGTCGGGTACGTGCCCTCGTGCGCGCCGAAGGCAGAGATCGGTGCGCAAGTCGTGGCGAGTGCCCACTGTCGCTCTTGCGCGATTGCTTCATTGTACAAGCCCTTGACTGCGACCGAATCAACCGGTCGCTGACTAGGCACGACTCCGAGTCCGTTGCTCATGATCGTCTCCTATCAGGTGGTGGTGTCGAGAAGGATCGACGGATTGACGTTGACGCGGCAAAGCGCGCCATCCGTCCCGTCCTCAAGGGCGGTCCCGATGATGTGGACCACGTCACCGTCCGAGTAGTCGGTGGGGTCGAACGGAATCACGCGACCGGTCGCGGCTTCCGCTACGAGGCGCTGACCGTTGACGATCGTTCCGCCAGCGAGCGCGGAGCACTCCCCGAAGGTGCAGACCGTCACAGGCTTGTCGCTCGCGCTCGCGGTCGTCACGTTGATCCCCGCGCAGTTGAGCGCGGCAACGGTCGACTGTCCTGCGTCGTCGCAGATCACCCACTTGTCGGACGAGTCCCGAACGACGAGACCGACCGAAGAAATCGCTTCACCTGCCACGCGCGGGCGCGCGGCGTACTGCGTCAACATGCCCATGTCACTTCACCTCGCTGTTGATCTTGTTCCACGCTTCCGAGAACGTGCAACCCTCGGACTGCATCAGCGCGCGGGCGCGCTCACCGAGGGACAGGTTGCGGACATCCTCACCGTCGCCCGCGATCGCCTTTCGTGGCGTGACCTTCGGACGCTCGGACAGGCGAGCGATGACAGCGTTGTACGCCCACTCGTCCCGCAGTCGCAGTTTCGCGAGTTCATCGACCTCGACATCCTCGATCACGTGCGATTCGCGCAGGGCCAGAACCTCACCCCGAGCCTTCTCGTGTGCGAACTCGGACGCCAGCGCGTCGTACTGCTCGCGCAACTTGAGCACGTCAGCGGGTTCGCTCTGCTTCTGCTCGGACATTTCAAGTCCCGACATCGCAGCGGCGATCCGCTCGTCGATCATGGCGACGATCTGCGCAAGCATGTCGTCGTCCATCATCTTCGCACGTTCCTCGGCAGGTGCGGCGCCGTCCATCAATTCAGCCTCGGGCGTGTCCACACGCACCTCCTCGGCAAGGGTTATGTGGCGAAGTTCGCCACGTTGGGGTTGCCCGCGCTTCAAATGAGGCACGGTCACGACTGACAATTCCTTCAGGACAGCGGGATGCACCCGCCCGTCCTCGTCCGACCAGTTGAAGTCCGCGCCGATCGACACGTATTGCACCGCTCCGGCGTCATCCAGTGCAGAGCCGATCGAGTTCCACTCGACCCCGAGATACAGCGCGCGCTCGTGCTGTTGCGGGATGCCCATCGCGTGCGCCTCGTCACGAGTCAACACACGACCCCGACGGACGCAACCGAGGGCCACTCCCTCGCGATCGTGCTCGCGAAGCACGGGCGGTTGCCACGTGTCGAGATAGGACAGCATTGAACCAACCCACTCGTCGAACCGCTGATCCCATTCCCAGACGGTCCCGCCGTAGTGGATCGGATCGTCACCGACCGCCCAAACCCACGCAAGCCCATCATCGCGGGTGACGATCTGCCGCTCGGATAGTTCAAGCATCGCGCACCTCGGGCGAGTTGGCGAGTCGATCCAACTTCTGGTCGTCGGTCGTGGTCGCTTGCGTCGCGCTGCGACCGTACAGCATCAGCCACCCGCAGCGGCAATCCGGCGCACCCTTGCACGAGGGATCGGGCAGGGGCCACGACCGCCACTCGTCCGAGTCCTCGGGCAAGCGGAACGTGATCCCATCGCGCTCGCGGCACACAGTGCACCGGTTGCGATCGGGGATCGAGGTGCGGACGACCGCGACCACGTCCACGCCCTCGGGCGTGCCTGCTACCAGTCGCCCGGTTGACTCGATCGCGTTGCCTACTCCGCGCACCTCGCGAACCAGTCCGCCCGGTGTGATGCGCGAAGCGAACGACCCGCGGTCCCCGCCCTGCGTCCACGCGGTTTCCACTTCGCCCTGCACTCTGCTCGCCACGGTCTCGGCGGCACGCTGCACACCGGCAGCGGTGCGAGCGGACGACTCCGCGGCGACACGCTGGACAGCCTCGGACGCGCCCGCGCTTGCGTCGGTCGTCAGTCCGCGAGCCACTGCGCGCGCAGCTTCGCCCGCCGCCTGCTCGCCCACTAGCGCGATCAGGTCCTGCCGGTACTGCGCGATCCGCGCCTCATACCGTGCAACGTACGAATCGAACACTGACGCACGCTCGCCCGGTTGCCACCCGTCCGACAGCGCGTCCCACACTGCGGCGCGGTGTTCGACTGCGATCGCGTTGACATCGCGTTGCATCGCCTCGTCAAGCGCCTCGCGTGCCTCGAAATTGTCCGCCCACGTGACACCCGCCTCGATCTCGGTCAGCGGGCGATAGGTCACGAACTCGCGACCGTCCGCGCCCGTTACCGTTACGCCTTCGATCTCGGCATGGTTGCACGAGGCGTGCTCGCGCTGCTCCACGCTGCGACGGATAACCCGTTCCGCCCACGCGCGCCCCGCGTCACCGCCCCACAGGTCCCACGCGATGCGACCCGCAGAGGGGAATCCGGGGTCCCCGTCCTCTGCACCCTCTGCGTCGAGGTCGCCCACGTGGCGATCGAAATACGCTTTCATCCGCTTGACGGTATCCAGCGACAGGTTCGCGCGATTCGACAGGTCCCGAGCGCGCGCAACACCAACCTCGGTCCCGCCTCGTCCGTACTCGCGGCGCCACTCAAGCGCGCGGGCGGCAGTATCTGCGGCGCCCTTCGGCGGGACGAATCCGTCCGACATCGCGACCGGTTGCGATGCGACACGCTTGCGCGACTCGGCATCAACGATCCGCTGTGCGGACTCAAACGGCACACCTGCCGCGGTCAGCAACTCAAGCGCGGTCTCGGACGCGATCGGCGCAACACCGGGCTCGGTCGGATTGAGCGACTGGACGATCGCCTGTGCCGCTTGGATCTGACCGACGAGCAGCGTGCGGGAATCGCCCACCTCTGCGCGCTCACCGAGTCCAAGTATCTCGCGTGCCTGCGATTCGTCGTCCGCGCTCCACGTCAGCAGACCGGACGACACCGCGGCGGCGGTCCGCGTCACCCACGTCGCAGCGTCAACGCTGACATCGTCGACGAGGCACAGATCCGGCAGTCGTCCAGCGTACCCGATCTCTCGTGCCAACCACGCCGCATTGTCCCGACCGTATGCCGCGTACAGCACCTCCAGTCGCGCGGCGGTCTCGTCGTCATCGGACGCGCTGATCTCCTCACCGAGGGCGCGCGACCCGTGCGCAGCTGCTCCGAGCGACCGAAGCGCGCGCGACAACTTGTTGTCGATCTCGCTGTCTAGATACTCAAGCGACGATCGCACGTCAGGCATCGACCCGGACGGGTACTCGACCGCGACATCATACCCCTCGGGGTGAATCATCCACGGCGCGTAACCGTTCGCCCACGATTGCAGCGTGGACAGCATCGCATCGCGATCCGCCTGCGACTCGCCCGCGGGCGACTGCACCCGCAGCATCCCCGCGTCCATGAACAAGCGACGCTCTGCCCCGAGTAGCGTGGACTTCCAACGCTCGAACAGCATCACCAGCGGACGGTACCACGAGACCCCCTCGACCTCACCGGGCGTCCCGCCGTGCTGCAAATGGATCAACCTCGACCACTCGATCACCGCTGACCCGCTGCGCGATGTCTGCCGCACGCGGTTCGGTTTCGCGCTCGGGGTCGAGGGCCACCCGTATTGATCAACAGTCGAGGCGTGCAACTGGAACAACTCGACGCGGCGCCCGTCACCCACGGCGCTCGGTCGTCGCTCGGTCGGTGCCTCGACCCAGCGCCGCTCGGCAAGATAGAACCCGCGGCGGTAGTAGTCCGACAACATCGGTGCGAGTGCCTGCCACCCGGTAGCGTCGCACTCCGCGTCAGGCGTCACGTCATCGACGAACAACGCTTGACACAGTGCAGAAAAGCGCGCCTCGTCCGCGGTCGCCTCGTCGGGCGTGCGGTACTCGGGCACGTTGCGACCGATCGTCAGTACGAGTTCTTCGGCAGCAGCGGCGATCCGCGGGTGCCCTCGCTCCATCTGATCGTATATGCCAGGCATCCCCGCAAGTCCGCGGACGGACTTCGGGTACAGTTCGGATGTCGGTTCACGCGTGGGAACCTGCCACCCGGTTTGATACGTTGGCGTGCGCACACCGCTATTAGGCATGCGCACGCGTTACCACACACGATCAGGCGTGTCAATATTTGGCGCGCGTTATGCCGACCACTGGTCCGGCGCGGTGTGCATGTACCGCCAGAACGTAGACCCG